AAAGTTCTTTGATAAGTGGAACATCAAAGCCAGCAATATTGTGTCCGATAAGAATGTCAGCACGCTTGAGTTGCTCGACACCCTCATTTAAGTTGCCGCGTGGTGCGTCCCACACGATTGGTTCATCAATTGCATTAGTGTCACGGGCAACAATGCAGTGCAGCTGGCTACCACGACGCAGTAGGCCAGTGGATTCCAAGTCAAATAGTAGGGTCGTTTGAGTCATTGATTTGTTCGTCATATTTTTCAGGGCTGATACCATCTTCTGTTGCCGGGCAATACGTATAGAGGTCTTTGTTTTCGAACTGATCTTCACGCTCGTCGAAGCGCGGGGCTTGGTTGCTTGTTGAGAATCGTTCATCTTCGTCTTCAAATATAGGTTCAATAGATATGATTAGTTCGCGTGCTAGTCGTGCTGCACGTCTGAATTCATCCTTGTAGTAAGGCTCCCACTCATGAGCCAGGACGACAACTTTTTTGATACCCATCAAATACAACTGAAAAATAGATGCAGAGTATGGGTAACGGGTGGTATATACAACAGCTCCTGTGATAGGTGTTCCACGTTTGCAAGCAGTAGCAATAGCGTATGTGACACAGTCAATTTCAACTTTGCACTCAGCCAAGCAACTCCTTCCATCACCAACTATCTCACGATCACGCACAATAATGCAACCTCCATTTGCAATTGGATGATTAGATGCTTTAGCAACTTCTTTAGCAATTCCCATAAAGTATTTTTCCTTATTTGGAATAAATGTAGGGTCTGATTTAAAGGCAGGCATATCTCGCATATTTATACTGTCGTATCTATAGTAAGAGAGACTGCTAGATAATGAGGCATATGGATTACAAGGAATTTGAGAATCAATTCAATATGTTCAACGATTGGGATGAGAAGTTTAGAGATAGTATTGAATCGTCATTCCAAGAAGATCGAGTCAATCATCCGTCACATTACACACGAGGACGTATGGAGGCAATCGAAGTAATTGAAGATGCAATTCAAGATGCACCTACACCTACTCAAGGTATGCTTCAAGCACAGGCACTGAAGTATCTGTTGCGAATTTGGAACAAAGACAATCCAACGGAGGATGCTAAAAAAGCACGCTGGTATTTGGATCGTCTGATCACTAAATTCCACGAATTCGAATAAACTAATGGCCGGCGTTAGCCGGCTAACATCGCTGGAAGTAAAGACCTTGCCTGCACTCTTCAAGAACTTCATGATCTTGAATATGTGGTGCAAGGTTTTTTAGTATTAACTCATTGTCAATAGATGTGTGTTTAAAAATACAGGCATATCCTTTTTGAAAAGCTTCTTGCTCATGATCAATGCAATACCAATTGATTGGTTGCAAGAACTCCCAAGGGTCAAGCCCTTGTGATGCCCAGCAGTTCAGCTCTTCCAAACGTTGTGCTGTCTTAATAATATGCGCTTCATGGGAGTGTTCTTTAGGAACATAGGTGTAACCATTTGGATGCCACAAGGCGTGCTTCCACATGATGGTTCCATCACGATGGATAAGTCTCCAAGGGTGAACACGGTTACCTGAAGGCAGATCAAAGAATACGTCTGGAGAGAGATGTTTGGACATTACACATTCCCTCGTGTCTCGTTGTAGTAGTCAAGATCTCGTTGCCAAGAATCTCCTGCAAACTCATTGAGACAAACTCTACCGATGTCACGGAAGGTGTTATAGAAAAGTGTGACTTTATCAATTGCACTAACAGCAACTTCAACTGGAGGACCATAGACAAGAATGTTCCAGGCAGATGGGCAGATAGGTTCAAACCCAGATGCTGTAGCTCTTAACTGCTTAACTCGTTTAAACGGAATACAGAAAGGATAATCAAGTAGAGCAGGGCCTGCTCGCATGATCTCACTTGCGTTAGTAAAAAATACAAAGCTATTAATGTGATGGTTACGGTACTCGTCAATGGTTTTATTAAGCCAGATACGAGTAGTTCTGACAGCACCTTTTGGTGCTACAAAAACGTTTCCATGCCAGTGCTCTTGTAGAGGATTAATTTCTACAGATGGAACACTGGTTGCATCAACAAGCACTTGCTGAACAGGATCAGAAGTAGGGTCATAGTCAATGGAACCCATTACTGTTCTAGCTCTCTCAATAATCTGAGGTGTCGGGTAGAGAGGCAGTTTGATACCAGAAGCTTTTAACTTATCCGCTAAATTCTGCTGTGATCGCTCGGAAGCTTTCTTGGCTCCCACCTGCTTCGACACTAAATGTTCTTGTTCCAGCATCACTGATCAATGTAATTAAAACGTTTTTAGACCAGTCATTTTCGTCAATCTCTTCCATCAACTTGCGTAAGAACTCCAGAACATCCTGGTCTCCCTCACTTTCAGCAACAATAATATCTCCTTCGATATCAGACCCACTCATATAAGTAGTGGAATCATTCTGCAAATTTAATACAAGAGTGCCGGCACCTCGTGCTTCAACACCGTTCATAGCGATGCTAATAAGGTCTGTAAGAATCAACTCAGCAGTAGCTGCAAGGAACTTCTGCTCTTGTTCTTTCTCTTCTCCCCACTTATCAGATTGAAGAAGTTGTTCAAGTAAATCGGAACGACGTGACATAATTTAATGACTCTTTTGTAATGATATTCTAATTAAAATTCTTCTGTGGGGTTCTCATCATTCTCCTCATTATCTGTTGGAGCGCGATACTTACCAGGGTCAGAAGGTTGAACTTGAGAGATGTGATTACCGGCTGCCATGTCAGTCATGACTGCTTCAAAGCGTGCCCCAAAGTCAGTAAGAGGATCAAGCAGTAGTGCAGAGCGTGCATCAATATCAGCTGACTCATCCATCTTGGCTTGCTCTTTAAGAGCTTCTTCCATTACATATTCTTGAATCTGCTGCTTTAGCGTATGTAGCTGACAAGCAAGTTCAAAGGAATCCATATAGCTATCTTGATCTACAAAGACTCCAATATGTTGCGGGATAAGGTGAAAAGGATTACAGCAATACTTATTGCCACAAGTGGTTTTAACGCCGGTAAACCCAAGATCACCCCAAGTAAACCACATAGCAACACGCTGAGGGTGATGCTGTGTGGAAGTACTGATGCCCGGACGACGCCACGCAAATTGAGGTTGTTTCGTTCGGGGGTTAATAGTGCCATTCCAATCCCAACATTCATCTGGATTCCCAATGTCAACTTGAGACCAGAATTTAAGAGCTTTAGCTCTATACTTCATTAGTAGTCTATCTATATCGAAAGAAAGCATTCCTTCTCTAGCAGAAGCAACACAGCGAACACAGGCTTGATGACTGTCAAATCGCATTGAGTGTGAAGAAAATCTTCCTAAAGAGTGACCGCTATAAATACATAGTTCACCTTCTTCTGCTGTATTAGAGATTTGCAGATTACGCCTACCGTAAGTATGGCCTCCTCTTCGTTTGCTCGGTTGTGCTTCAGCCATACTAAAAGTCTCCTTGAGGTTTAACGTGAGAGCCACCCAATGCTGGGTACTGTTCTTCGGTAGGCAATGGTTCAATCAAAGTATTGATTGTGTATTCGTACCGAGTGCTGTTCTCATATTTAATGCGAACTAACTTGGTGCGCGGAGTGTAATACTCCGTTCTTCCGACTACAAGGGCGGTCTGTTCATTAGTAGACACACGTACCCGCAGTCCAATCTGGATATCATTTGCTTTCATTTTAATTAAAAATCGTTGAGAATATGGTCTTCAGTTAATGGATCATCTGAGGGACGAACCCATAGACGAACGGACTTAACTTTTTTGGTTATTGGATCCCTGCGTGAGGTATTGAGACGACGCCAGTTCAGTGTTTGCAGAACATCTGCAACACGACGAGCTTCACGTCTGCCCTGTTGCCTTGGGTCTAAATCCAAAGCTTGGGTCAATACTTCAGCTGCAGTTACTTCTTCCTTGACAGAGCAGAAGCTGCTGATCTTTTCAGTCCAAGGATCGGGGTCTCCGAACTCTTGAATGTATTCAGCAATCTGTGCAATCTCACCGCTGTTGAATTCATATGATTCACCGGCACGGAATGCCTGCACAGCTGACGCCCATAGGCTGTCACGCTCTTCAGCCAGTCGCTTCCAAGGGATTAGGAAGTTAGCTCCAATCTCTAGTGGAACGAAGCGACGGTTGCCTGTGCTATCTACAAGGAACTGGTTACGATTGGTAGTGCCAATCATAACGAAGCGACGTAGAAGTCGCTCTGGAAGACTAGCATAAGGCCTACGAACTTCGTCGCATCTAGTTGTAATTAGATTCTTAAAGTTCTCAATATTCCGTGATTGAAAGAAGTGATCAATCTCAGGTAGCTCTAGTAGCCAAGCAACGTGCAATCGATACTGCTCTTTCATCAGCGTCTCTAGGGGAGTGCTGACTTCAGCGAACAGTTTGTCAGGCACAAGGCTGCGACTAAACATAGACTTGCCTACGCCTTGAGCACCCACAAGAATGGGTAGCCAAGACATAGAACAGCCAGGGCTATAGGCACGAGCAACAGCACCAATCATCATCCGCTGCATTGCAAGGGTAGAAAGGTGATGTTTATTTCCTAGAAAAATTTCTCCAATACGATTCCAGTCCTTATGGGGAATTGCATGAGCAGAGCAAGTATCTAGATATCGCCTGATGGGACAGTAACGATTCTTGCCTGCAGCGTATTGAATGGCTGACTTGATACGCATCTCCGGTATGAAGATGCCGTGCTCGCAGGCCATTTTTGTAGTCATCAAATCAAGGTCGTTACCTTCAAGCTCAATCGTCTTGCCGGTAG